CTGATCCTGGCTTGCGGATGGTCGGAATGAGAATATCCCAAGACCTTTTACTCACGACCTGGGCCTCTTCCACCCAGCAGATGTCCGTTCCCTCGTAAGATTTCAGATTTGCAACACCTTGTTGACGGATACCTGCAAAGGTGAACTCTGTGCCGTTCCTGCCGAGGATCTTTGTCTCTTGAACCTCGTAGAACTCACCAAGGCTCAGCAACTCGATCTGATCCTTCAGCAGCCTATGTACGGACTCTTGAATGCTTTTCTGCGTCTCTCTGGCACACAGTACCCTGATTGGCTTTGTAGCGCCTAACGCCACAAGTGCTCTGGCAATGGACCAACTTTTACCCGATCCCCTGCCGCCGTGAAGTATCTTGTACCGCTTTGGCTGGAAGAGAGGTAAGAGCTTACTCGGAATCTCGACCTTCTGCCTCAACTCCGACCACCTCTAGGATTGCTGCTGTTTTAATTGGCTCACCATCTATCCCTGAATGCTCGACAACCTGCTTCTCTTTCCATCCGGCCCTCGTCTTGAGCCAGAAGATCATCGCTGTAGTGTTGCCTGCTTTAGCCTGCTGGAACAACGTCTGAGCGACCGCGGCATTAGCCTCCATTCGCCCTTCTGTCAGTTCCTTCTTGTAGTGCTTGGTGAGTGTGTCGTGGTCAATCTCTAGCTTGTCTGCAATGTCGGTATAGCGCACCCCGACAGCGGATAGCGTCTTGACTAGCCGACGATCCTCGTCTGTTGGTTTATGCCGCTTGCCTTGCATTTTTTATATCCGAAAGTTGACTAAATGTATCTCCGGTTGCCTCTAGCGTAGCTTGATTGCCGGTGAAGTCTTGCCAGCGTTTTACGATGACATCGCAATATTTAGGATCGAGTTCCATCAGTCGAGCGATTCGTCCAGTCTTTTCACAGGCAATTAGCGTGCTACCGCTGCCACCAAAAAAATCAGAAATGACGTCGCCGCCTTTGCTGCTGTTTTGAAATGCGCGTTCAATCAGGGCCACAGGCTTTGGCGTTGTGTGGCCTTCTACACGCTCTTTGTCGAATTTCCAGACGCTTACTTGTTTTCGGTTCCCATAAAATGAATGCGCTCCGTTTTTCATCCATCCATACAAACACGGTTCATGCTGGCTTTGATAGTCTGTGCGCGACAGCGTAAAGCTATTTTTTGCCCAAATGATTACGCTGCTGAAATGGAAAAACTCTCGGAAAACGCAGTGAAAAATGTCGGCGCATTTGTCCGAGTGGAAAACATAGCAAGCCGCGCCTGATTTTGATGTTGAGAAGTAATTGCCAAAAGCACCGCGCAGAAGATTTTCCAACCCACCGCGATCATCATTGTTGATCCCTTTGTAATCCACACCATAAGGTGGATCAGTAAAAACCATGTCGGCCTTCTCACCAGCCATCAGCTTTTCCACCGCGTCAATGCTCGTACCATCCCCGCACATCACCCTATGCTTACCAAGCAGCCAGATATCCCCTAGCTTGGTTACCGGATCAATCGGAGCCTCTGGAACCTCATCCTCGTCTGTCAGCCCTTCCGTAACCTCTACCGGCATCAGCGCAGCAATCTCGTCTGCCGAGAATCCAGTCAGGTCTGTATCGAACCCAAGATCTTTCAGGTCTGCAAGCTCAATCGACAGTAGGTTGTCATCCCATCCAGCATTCAGCGCGAGCTTGTTGTCTGCCAGGATGTAAGCCTTACGCTGCGTCTCCGACAAGTGAGACAGCCTGATAACTGGAACCTGAGTGAGTCCTAACTTACGAGCAGCCATCACCCTGCCGTGTCCAGCAATGATGGTGTTATCGTCTGAAATTAATACAGGATTTGTAAACCCGAACTCTCTTATGCTTGCTGCAATCTGAGCGACCTGTGCGTCAGAATGAGTCCGGGCATTGTTGGCATAAGGGATAAGCAACTCGATGCTTACCTGCTCGATCTTTTCCACATCCGACTCCTATCGGGTCATCGGCAACGCTTGTTGATAAGCTCTGCTACAGCCTTGTCGTTTCTCTGACTCTCAGTCGGAGCAAACAACGCTCTCGTTCGATTGTCAGTTAGTCCTGGTTCACACAAATAGTAAACAGCAATACTATTTCGTGTTACCCCAGGTGGACATTTTATCGGATTAGGTAGCCCATGCCAACTTCCACGGGTATCGAATATCACCGCTCTGTTGAAGACCGGCTCAATGGTTTTAACAATAGTTCTGCTGTCTTTGTACAGACCCAACCCACCACCCCACCTCGGTTCCCAATCTGGAGTAAGGTAAACGATAAGGTTAAGACGGCGTTGTAGATGTAACTTCGGATGGATGTTGTAATCGAGGTGAACATTCAACTTCCCTCCTGGGCCATGCTGATGTAGCCCACCACCATGTAAACCGATGTCTGGTGTTAGTTCGCAATCTACTAACCGTTCCAGGAATGCCGTGAACTCTGGGCTAAGTAGATGATTAAATGTCTTGTAGAGGTTAGGACCAAACTTGTGCCAGTCATTGCACGTTTGCTTGATCTCTAGCGGATTGTCATACCTGATCCAGCAAGGATCACTTGGATCTGGGAACTCTGCTGCGATTTCGTATGGCAGTGCGAAGAAGTCATCTATTACGCAGTGCCAGAACGGGCTGTAGTCTGCTATCACTTCTTGTTTCGTTCGCTGATAGCCTTTGCTTTGGACTTTGCGTTTGCCTTGCTAGATGCGCCCCAAGCACGAAGCGACAGCAGCAGACGAGTCGGCTTGCCATCTTTGTATTCCGGTCCTGGCATATTTCCCATGCGAGCCAGAAAAGATGCTCTGCGCGGATTGTCACCTGACTTAACAGGAGGCTTCAAGTCTGAGCCAGGGTTTTGCCGCTCATAAGACTTGCGGCCAGCTTCATTCAAGCCGCCTTTTGGGTTTTTCCCTGCCTTGCGAGTCCAGGCTGCGGTCATTTCTTTGGCAACTTGGGAGCGTTGTTCTTAGCCGGTTTTGGCTTCTTTTTGTAATTCGGTTGATTGGTCGTACCCATCTCAATCATCCTCTTCCAAAAGTTTAGCCATCTTCAGCATAACCTTGTGCCCCTCAGTCATGCCTTTGACCGGACCACCAGCCAACCAACGGTCACAAACATAGTCCTCGGAGCAACGAAAGTCCCAGCGCGCGCAATAACCAATGTCATCGTCGTCCACAATCTCTTGCATATCTTCTGGCATACCAGAAACCATGCAATCGATCATCTCCGGCGTCTGAATGAACCTGGAACAGTTTCCGCAAGAATACTCTTCGTCACCCGCCTCTGCGTACGTAGCTTTGCTCTCAGCCTCAGCCTTGTTCCGGTCGTTGACCTTTGAGTCTTGCGTAGCAATAGGACATTCCATCATTTCTTCCTTGCCGCTCTCATATTGTCAACCAAATTAGGATATGGCCTACCGCTGGCCCTAGCCATCGCTTTTGCAGACTTCTTCTCTGCCGGACTCAACTTGTCCGGTTTGCCCAGAGACTTGGGTCGTGCCTTGTCCCAGATAGGTTTAGATTTCACATTTTCGCCTTTTTCTTGGCTGGCATCCGGCTGTATGCCTTCTTGGGCGTAGCCTCGATCATCTCTTTGGCTACCTTCTGCGGAACACCCGTCTCTTTTGCGACCTTCTTGCTACCTGCTGCCGCATACATGAGACGAGCTTGCTGCTTGCTGGTGATAGGCATATCAGTCCTCAACAATGTGTTCCGAGTGTCCAATTCTACCAATTACACCAATTCTTTCAACAAATTGGCAATTTTCACGGTCCAAATGCTTAAACAATCCGTGCTCTATATCGAAGACTTTACCAGATAACCATCGCTGCCAATGCTCGTTTCCAATCTTCTCAAGCACAGACTTTAGATACTGCGCCTTTCCTGTTGGAAACCCAAACAAACGAGTCATCAACATACCCTCGGTCCCGACCTGATCCATTGCAAACCCAGTTCTTAGCGGATACCTGAACGTAAACTTTTCTGGGTCGTGAGACTCTGGGCTGAAGTCATCTGTCAGTTGATATCTTCCTGATAGCTTGTACGTCCGGTCGTACCAATACTGCTGATCCATCATCCGCTGTAAGCACTCGATTTCTATCGCATTCTGGATAAACCCAATCGGCAAGTTTGTCTCGTGTGCTCTATCAATCCACTCTGCGCCCCAAAATCCAACCACCTCGACTCTTTTTGGGATATGGCTCAGAAACGCATCAGAAGGACGTATGCGCGACGTTTCCGACAAGTGAATGGTTGCCAGCGGATACTGCTTCCAAACGCTCTCAAACGTGTTTAGAAGCTCCCGCAGCCTCCTTTCGTCCTGGTTTACTGCCGACGTGACCAAAAAATTCACTTGCTTCCCCTTGTGCTACTCCACCCTTGTCGCGCAAAGATCTGACCTGTGCCCTGATAGCTTGCGCCACTAAAGTGATCTGGAAGGAAATAGTGCGACGGATAAACCGTAAGATCATGATACTTGTGCTTGTGTATGGTTTCTGTTAACCGTGCCGGTCCTGAGAACTGCCATGCCATCCTGCCCTCTGGCTTGTCATCCAGCAAGTCTTGAATGATCTGACCGATCAACGGATGCTGTGGTGCTGCTCCTACGATACCGTTTGCGATGAGTCCTGGCCTTGCAATCTCATTCTCCCAGCAGGCAAATACATCCGGCTGAAGC